CAACGGCGTCAACATGTTCGACTTTTACGAAAAGGACTATGACAACCGTATCTACCGCAACCTGATTGTTCAGGCACACGGTGGCGAAGCAGGTGACCTCCAGGTTGACGGCCTTATCAAAGCGAAAGCCAGCAGCGGACAGACCGCCCCGTCCTACGGGTTTACGGGCGACACGGAAGGGCTGGGGCTTTATGGTTCGACTGGTAGTCAGTGGTTGAGGTTCACCACTGGCGGTGTGTGGCGGCTTCAGGTCGCTACCGACAAGGTTATTGTCAAACCCGACCTACAGGTCAACGGCGATTTGGTTAGCACCACCGATCTGTATGTCAATGCCAACGGCGCTAATTATCGGTTCACGGATAAATACCTAGCCAGCTTCCCTGGCACTGGCGGCGCACGTCTTCGTGCTGATGCTGCTGGCGGCGCATCATCGCCAGCGTTTTCGTTTTACAGCGACGCTGACACGGGCATGTATCGCAAAACGACTAACAAGCTGGGGTTCTCGGCGGGTGGTAAAGAAATTGCGTACGTTGCCAGTGATGGGATTCATCTAGCGAACTACAACACTAGCGGCAACTTTTACCGTGTTGATGGGACCAAGGGCGGCTGGTACAACGCTCACCACAAAACTGGCATGTGGGTTGGCGCAAACGGCAACTGGGTCACGAACTACGGCAACAACTTCGGCATCGGCTCAACCACGGGCATGTTCGGCGGCTTGCAGGCAACCACTGGAACCAGTGGTTTCCAGTACATAATGCGCAGCACCAGCCTGTCTAGTTTTTCGTATTACACGTCGTCGTCGGTTTACAAGGATCGCATTACCACGCAGTCGGTGAGTGACGATTTTGACAAGTTGCGTCCTGTCACGTTTATTGAGGCTGCGCCGAGGGGGCGGTCGGAAACAGAAGAGGCCCGAGCGTGGCGGTTGAAAGCCAAAGAGTTTGGGTTCATTGCTGAGGAGATCGCTGAGCTTTACGACGGGCATCTTGGGCAGTACGAGGCTGTGGATGGCAAGTTGAAGCCTGTTGGTTTTTCGTGGCCTGGGTTGATTTCGGTGACGGTGAAAGAGGTGCAGGATTTGCGTAAGCGGGTTGCTGCGAACGAAGCAACTATTGCTTCACTGATCGCACGCATCGAGGCGCTGGAGGGAAACAAATGAGAGACGCATATTTGCAATTAGTTCACGAAGCCGCGGCGCGAAACCACAGTACAAAGGCGCGGGCAAGGGCGCTGCGAGCTGCTGCAACAGCAATTGCTTCACGTCCAACAGTTAGCCCGATTGAGCGGGACGTTTTTGATAAAATCATCGACCGACTTCGTGCCGATGCTTTCGACTTAGAAGAAACTTTGGAATGAATCCAGAAGAGTACGATTTTGCTCAGCTTCGTGAGGAGATGGAGTACCGAAAGTGCTTCCCGGACAGTAGCGACTCTGAGGTTCTACTTGAGGGTTACCTTTACTTCTGCGAGAAGTATTGGACAATTCGTCATCCCGAGCGGGGTCGAATCCCTTTCGTGTTGTTTGAGGCTCAGGTGGAAACGGTCAAATCGTGGCTGAATGACCGTTACTCACTTATTCTCAAAGCTCGCCAGATCGGCTTTTCTACTCTTGTAGCGTCTTTCGCTTATTGGGCTGCGCAGTATCCAGATCGTCCAATTCTGATGCTTTCCCGCACCGAACGCGAGGCGATCAAGCTGCTCCAAAAGTCAAAGTATGGCCGTCAGTTTTTGCCTGAGTGGATGAAGTTCCGAGCTGGCCCGTACAACGAAACACAGACTCGTATTGAATTTGCTAACAGTTCCTACGTTGAATCGCTGCCATCGGCCAGCGACCCCGCCCGTGGCGAGTCAGCTTGGTTGATCGTTGTAGACGAGATGGCTTTTTTGCCTAATTCGGAAGAGGCTTGGGGCGCTATTGAGCCAGTGGCTGACGTTGGTGGTCGGGTCATCATGTTGTCTACTGCAAACGGCGAAGGCAACTTGTTCCACCAGCTGTGGGTTGGCGCTTCTACTGGCAACAACAGATTCAAGCCATTGTTTTTTCCGTGGTCCGCCAACGGGCGCGACCAAGCTTGGTACGAGGCAAAGAAGTCGGATACGCCTGAATGGCTAATGGCTCAGGAGTATCCCGACAACCCCGAAGACGCTTTTCTGAAATCGGGTCGTCCCGTTTTTGACCTTGCTCATCTGCGCACTATCGAACCCAGGGAACCCATAGAGAAAGGCTATATCGCTCATAATGGAAAGTTCGTAGCTGATGGTGGGCCGCTCTCTGTTTGGCAACACCCAGCGCCTGAACAGTATTACGCGATTGGCGCTGACGTATCGCAAGGGCTGGAACATAGCGATTATTCGTGCGCCTACGTCATAAACGCTCGCAGCCATGAGGTGGTTGCCTCTTGGCATGGTCACGTCGATCCCGACTTGTTTGGTACAGACATTCTCGCCCGACTGGGCACCTACTACAACCGGGCTCTTGTGGGCGTGGAGTCCAACGCCCACGGCCTAACAACACTCACTGCTCTCAAGCGCAAGAATTATTTTCCGATTTACTATGAGCGTTCTCCGAAATACAAGCGGTCCGTACCCTCTGACGTGCTCGGTTTCAGGACGACTCAGGTAACCAAGCCGCTTATCATTGACGAACTCCAGCGGGCACTTCGTGAGTCTATGCAGCTGTGGGACTCTGACGCCTTGGCTGAGCTGCGCACGTTCACTAGGGACGAAAAGGGGAAGATGTCTGGCTCCCCGTTTGATGACCGAACAATGAGTTTGGCAATCGCCAACTACATGCTGCGGTTCGTTTTTATGCACGAATTTCAGCCCGAGCGAGAGGTAGAACCAGGGTCAGTTGCGGACTGGGAACGGCGTTTGTATGGCGAATCGTTTTCTGATCTGCTTGAATCTGGTAGAAAGTCGAGTGGAGGGCGTTCTCCCATCGGCAATTTTGCAGTCAGGAGCAAGTAATGGCTACACGAATCCAGTCCAAGAGCCGTGAGGCGAAGAAAGTTATGGTTGACGGCGGCAAGATCATCGCCCGAACACCCAAAATTGACAAGAGAGGGTATCCCGACACGGACGGCACCCCGTCCCCGGTTCTCGTCTCTAGCGGGGCAGCACCGGAGCCGGAGCCGGAGCCGGAGCCGGAGCCGGAGCCAGAGCCGGAGCCAGAGCCGGAGTTGTGATTGACTTTTGCGCAACGCCTGGCTGCGATAAGAGAGTAGATCGAGACGGCGTGTGCTTTCGCTGTCGGGTGGCAACAGTTGGAGTGAACTGGGTGGGCGGCGCTCACCGTGGACGAAGCAGTTTTCACGAGACAAAAGGTGATTACATGCGCGAGCACTACGGAGTCTCGTATGACAAGGATCTGCTCAGGGAGCGGCCCGATATTGAAAGGTCTTCATCGTGAGTAGCCAATCCGAATATCTGTCTTTCTGCCAGAATGAGCTGCGACGCTCAAAGCGCTGGCGGGAGTCGAAACAAACAACGAACTACGACGGCGAGTGGCGACGATTTGTTGACCTATATCAAGGTAAGCACTACGACGCCAAGAACAATGTTGACCAGCTAACGGTCAACCTCATTTTTGCGACAATCAACGTGATGGCCCCAGCAATCGCCATCAGCAATCCTAAGTTCAATGTCAATCCACGCAATCCACAGAGCGGTCCACAGGCGCTAATTGCCGAAGAAGTCCTCAACTATATTTGGCGCACCCATCACTTCCAAAGGGATTTCCGTCTTGCCGTGCTGGACATGCTTATCTGCGGGCACGGGTGGCTAAAAGCCGGATACAAAGCCACTAAGCCAAAAGAAGTAAAGAATACTGATCTAGACCTGAACGCCGAAATTGAATCAGTTACCGAAGGCGTTGACGACCGCGAGGACATTCCAGGCAACTCAGAAACAGAGATGTCTTTTCACAGTGACGAAGATCGCCCATACCTGGAGCGAATCAGCATCTTCGACATGTTCGTTGATCCTGATGCTAGGCATCCCAAGGAAATGCGGTGGATTGCGCAGCGGACGTGGCGCCCCGTCTCTGACGTGAAAGTAGATTCTCGTTATTCAGCCACGCAGCGAAGCCGTGCCTCGGGGTCTACATACAGCCGCTGGAACTACGGTGAATCAGATGCTCGCCGGAGCGGTGAGCACCCGGATAAGGGCGCTGTCAGCTTCTGCGAGGTCATTGAATTTTACGACATCAGGAAAGGCAAAGTTTCAACCTTCATCGCAGATGGTCAGGGTTCGTCAAAGAGCAAGAACTCGCCGCCGTCAGCTCGAACCTCAGGTTTTCTCATCAAACCATCTGAGATTCCCTATTCTTTTGGGCATCCGTTTGTGATGCTGCGGAACTACGAAGTCCCGGATCATTTCTATCCCATTGGGGACGTGGCCCAGATCGAGTCTCTCCAGTTGGAGCTAAATGAGACTCGCAACCAGATGCTCAACTATCGAAAGAAGTTTCGGCGTGCGTGGGTGTACGCCAAAGACCTCTTTGATCGGCAAGGTATCCAGGCCCTGGAGTCCGATGAGGACAACGTAGCTATTCCAGTCATGGGAGATGGCAACCCCGCTAGCGCAATTAGTCCTGTTCCGCCCGCGATCACCCCCCCTGAGTTCTTTGACCAGTCAGCAATGATCTCATCTGATCTTGACCGTGTATCGGGTGTCAGCGATTACCAGCGTGGCGGAAACGCAGGCATGAAGCGTACGGCTACGGAAGCCGCAATGATTCAGGACGCCTCAAACGCTAGAGCCCAGGACCGGCTTGCAAAAATAGAGAACATTCTTTCTGAATGTGGCGAGAAGATTGTCCAGTTGATGCAGCAGTTCACCACCGAAGAAAAGGTGGCTCGCATCGTAACGATGCCGGTTAGGGGTTGGTTCCCCTACAAGCCCCGAGACGTGCAGGGCCAGTTTGACTTTGACGTAGTAGGCGGTTCGACCGAACCCCAAAACGAAAGCTTCCGCCGTCAATCTGCCTTGCAGATCGCTGATGTCTCGGCGATGTTCGCTTCGTCTGGCGTGGTAAATATGCCCAATCTCTATATGAAGCTGCTTAGGGATGGTTTTGGCATAAAGGACGCTGAGCGTTACGTCCAGCAGCAGCCCCCACCCCCTGGTGGGCCGGGAGGGCCACCCCCTGGGATGCCACCTGGTGGGCCGGGAGGGCCACCCCCTGGGATGCCACCTGGTGGGCCTGGAGGAGCGCCCACAGAACTGACGCCAGAGACGTTTGCGATGCTTGCCGCAGAGCAAGGCCCGCCACCTCCGGCTGGCCCTGGTGGAATGCCAGACGAGCTAACGCCGGAGATGCTTGCCATGCTTGCGACACAACAAGGATCGCCGCCTCCACCAATGGCTTGACATCATCTTGTATAGTTAGGGTGTGACCAACCTTGATGGAGTCCCAGAAGAAGTAGCCGAAGCAGGTTCCGCCTACGGCGGGGAAGCTGTTGCCGAGGCCACCGAGTTCACCGAACCCGAACAGACCCAGTACGACCTATTGGAACTTGATGATGATTTGCTCCAAAAGCATGTCCCCATCAAGCAAGACGGAGAAGAAAAGTTTGTCACGCTTCAAGAGATGCGTGACGGGTACAACGCAAACTCCGTTGCCACACAGCGTTTCCAAGAAGCCAAAGAGATGCGGGAGCAAGCCGAAGAGGCACTCCGTCTGCGTCAGGCGTTCCAAGCCAATCCTGGTTTGACAGTCCAGGTTCTTGCCCAGCAGCAAGGGATGACAGTTGAGCAGTTTCTCAACCTAACCCCGCAGCAGCAGGCATTCGCCGCAGAGGCTGCGTCGGAAGAGCCGGAATATCTGGACCCGCTAGAGGAAAAGGTCGCCATGCTGGAGCAGCAACTTGCTGCGCAGTTCCAAAGGGAGCAGGAGCGGGAGGCAGATATTCGCCTCCAGGCTGCCGTGGGAGAACTCAAACAGCAGTATCAGGCCACGGAAGAGCAAGTCCGGGCTGTCGTTACTAAAGCGATTGAGATTGGGGCTGGCATTGAAGCTTTCCCCATGATCTACCAATCACTGGCGTACCAGATGCAGACGCAGGCACATGCGCAACACTCCGCAAGTGCTGAGGCCGAGCAACGGGCACGACAGGCCGCAGCGGCTGCTGCGGCAAACACGGTAACGGCAACCGGGGGAGTCCAAACCGGAGGTCAGATCGCTGCTGAGCCAAAACGACCCAGCACACCTCGGGAAGCAGTCGAACAGGCAATGGAGTCTGTTGGCTGGAACTGAGGTCTTTACCCTAAAGGGGATCTGACATGACGCTCGCCGCGCATGAACCAGCGGACTGGAACAACATCCTTTCCACCACTTTCCATAACTACCGCGATCAGCTGACAGACAACATCTTCGAGTCACGTCCGCTGCTCAACTTCTACATGTCGAATGGCCGTGTCCGCACGGTGTCGGGCGGCATCAGCATCGTTGAGCCCTTGATGTACCAGGAAGGCGACTTCGCTGCGTACACCGAGTGGGACCGCATCGAGGTCACTCCAGTGAACACCGCCACTGCGGCTCAGTATCAGTGGAAGCAACTGCTTGCCACCATCGCGATTTCCGGCCTCGAAGAGGCTCAGAACAACGGCAAGGAGCAGATCGTGAATCTGCTCGAAGCCAAGATCATGCAGGCTGAGGACACCCTCAAGACGCGCCTGAACCAGATGCTGTTCGGAACCTATGCTGGCAGCGATGCCGGTAATGGTTTCACCAGCCTCAAGGTTCTCGTTGCTGACGCGGCCACCGAAGCTGGCGGCATCGTCAACGAGGCATGGTGGGCTTCGCAGGTCAACAATGTCGGATCAGTTGATGCTGCTGGCCTGGAAGCGGCCATGCGGGGGGCTTACAACGCCGCCAGCGACGCCGGGAACGACCGGGTAGACGCGATCTTTACCGACGCAGCTACTTTCGAGTTCTACGAGTCCACACTCACTCCGCAGGTGCGATACACCGACGTAGAGAAGGCGAACCTTGGCTTCCAGAACCTGATGTTCAAGGGCGTTCCAATCTTCTGGGACTTCGACTGCGACGCCGGTGAAATGTACGGCCTCAACTCGAAGTACGTCGGCCTTTGCATCCACAGCGACCGCAACTTCAAGCAGTCGCCGTTCAGCGCAAACCTGACTGGTTCAGTTGGTAGCAACTCCACCGACCACGCCACTCCTGGCACCGGCAGCGCATCTGCTAGTGCTCTTGACGCACGCGTGTCGTTTATCTCGACGTACGGCGAGCACACCACTCGCAACCGTCGCCGCAACTTCAAGCTCACTGGCATCGCCGAAGCCTGACAAACTGCCGAGGGGAGGGGTGCTGCCTCCCCTCCCCTCGGCGATCACTCCTGACTGGCAGGATGGAGCGCCATGACGCAGAAGCACCACTACCAGCATGACAACTCTGTCGGGGGCGCAAATGTCGTCCCCGTTCATCAGGCGATGGGCTCTAATATTGTTGCCCAGCAGCTAGGTAACTCAGTTGGAGAGCAGGTGGGCAATGCGCTTGTGTGGAGCACCGCCCCCTACAAAGACCCCAACCGTCGCAAGCGCGACTCAGACACGACGCCCAAGTGCGCTATCGAGGATTGCAAAGCATTCGCAGCTACCAGGTATGAAGGCGTGTGCTCCCTGCATGGCCGTTGGGGTTGGCGTTCTGATGGGACAAAGATGACTGCCGAAGAGTTTGCCAAATGGAAGGCCGACCGTGGCTACACTGACTGATCTGCGCAATTATGTGCGCTCGCAGACTGAGACGACGGAGCGCGAACTTGGTGACGTTACCATCGACCCGTTTATTCGTGAAGCGTTTGACCGGACCGTCAACAGAGTCAACAAGTGGCCTTTCTACGAGACACAGTGGGTGCTTCATTTGCCAGCTGGGGGTGTGTCTTTAGACATTCCTTCTGACGTAAATCAGAAAGCGATTGCCTCACTCATCAACCAGTCATCTAGCCCGTACCGGATGCAGATGGTAGACCAGGAGCTTGCAGAGGATCTATACATAGGTTCGATAGCCCCCGGTCGCTCAATGCTGGATTTTGTTGAGTTCTCGATTTGGGGCAACAAGATCAACCTGTCCCCGCCTACGCCCCTGGGTGAGGATCGAAACTTTTTGCTGCGTGGATGGCGAATGCCGAGATACACCTGGATGGCCAATCCTGCTGAGGAAATTGACATCCATGAGCGGTTGCAAATGCCTCTGGCCCACTACGCCATTGCGCTTGCTTACGTTCAGCAGGAGGACGAGCAGCTAGAAGATCGTTATATGACCAGATACCAGATAGACGTGGACACGGCCATCAACTCAATCATGGAGCCCGTTCACGATCTGCCGCTCACGATGGGCGGAGGCAAAAGAAGGTATCGAGTATGAGCGCATGGCCGTACCGACCTATTGCGACACCCAATCAAGCACAACGCAGGCATGGCTTTGTGGCGCGCGTAAGCAGCAAAGGTTATTCATTCAACTCTCGGTTTAGAGGCGTAATCATCAACCTCCCGTCGAAGGAGGAGTGATGGGCCAGTTGCAAGAACTCGCACTCCGCGACTTCACGGGCGGTCTGAACCTTCGCAGTAACCAGTTCAATTTGGCCCTAAACGAGTCGCCGTCCATGACGAATATCGACATCGACCCACGAGGTGGTTTCAAGACGAGACTTGGGTGGATTCGATGGAACCAGAACGAGTTGGTTGACGATCCCGCTAACTGGAACCCGCGCAATTCATTTACTCACCCGCTGTCAAATGGCAGCTATCAGATTTATATTGCGAACAACAACACGATCCATGCCTCGGGTCCAGACGGAATTTTCTCTGACCTTCAGATCGCTTGCGGCGGGAACAATGACCCAGATTTAGCTGACTTTGACGATTGGGGTGACAGCGTTTACATTGCGTGTTCCCCTGCAAACCAGTCGGTTCGGCGAGACGGATTCGACGCCCCCGTCCTGCTGGGTGATGCATCCTTGGGGTATAACGACGATTACACGGTCCCCGTCAAAGGGCGATTTCCGCAGTGTGACCATGTTGCAGCGCACTCGGGATACATGTTCGCTGCCAACATCAAAGAGACGGATGGCACCACCAGGGACAACCGGCTCCGTTGGTCACATCCCAATAACCCTGAAGACTGGGCAAATGACGACTATCTCGATATCGAGGTAGGCGGTGGCCGCATAACTGGGATCATCTCGTTTCGCGATCATTTGCTTATCTTCAAGACTGATTCGATGTGGGCGCTATACGGCTATGACCTTCAATCGTGGCAGCTCATCCAGGTCAGCCGAGCGATAGGCGTTCCAAGTGCTCCGTCTATTAGCAGGTCAGATACAGCGGTTTATTTCTATTCGGCTTCTGGCCGCAATGGCGTTTACGGTTACGACGGTCAGCAGCCGGTCTTACTCTCCGAATCACTTGACCCGGCGATGGAGGCAGTCGCTGCCCCTGAGGACATCTGGGTGACGTGGATCGGACGCAGGTTGTGGGTGACTGTCCCGTGGACAGAAGAACTCGGTGCTGATTCGTCTAGCTCCACAACATTTGTATTCGACCCTACGCTCCAGAACGGGGCCTGGGTCGCTTACAAAGCTGCTGTGGGTTCTTTCCAATTCGGCATCGAAGGCTCCGATATCCAGACCAACTGGCCTCTCGGCGTTATCCGAGACGCCGGAACCACCTGGGTCGGACGCCTTGATATTTCTGACCGGGCCGAAGACGTAATCGGTGCTGACCTCGCACCCACCCCGTTCAAGGCTTCTTACACTACGCCGTGGATGTATGCAGGCCAGCCTGAGCGCCGCAAGTCTTGGCGACGCCCCCGCTTCATTACCGGCAAGGTTTTTCAGGAGACAACCGTAGATCTAAGCGTCTACTGGGACTACGACGAGTCCGATATACGACGGTACTACCGAGGCACAGGCGTACCGGCTGAAAGCGCGAGTGTCTGGTCGTCTAACGGCCTCAGCCCCGGATTCGAGTGGAGTGAACTGGGAGGCGGCAGCGTAAACGGTGCCGACTGGGGATTGGCCGCAAAGGGGTCGGATATTCGTCGCGGCACCTCTGGCCTTGGGGTAAGCCGCTCTTTGCAGATGACTTTTTCAACTACCCCTAACGATCTCCCGGAGTTCAATGGCTCGCCGTGGAGTTTTGATGCTGTTGTACTCAAGTACCTGTGGCGTAGGTTTACGACGTAGGAGTCACCATGACAATATCCAACCTAAATTTCATCAGAAACCAGACTCCGGCAGATGCCGTCCCGGTCAATGAGAACTTTCAGACTATTCAGTCCCATATCAACACAGATCTAATCAACAGGGATGGGTCTGTTGCGATGGTGGGGCCGCTCATCCTGAGCGACGGCAACCCCGCCATCTCTGCCGCTGAGGCTGCCGCTGGCATTCCAGTGGGAATGATGATGGACTGGCCTGCTGCTAGTGCCCCAGACGGCGGGGACTGGGTTCTGTGCAATGGGCAGATCCTGACTACTGCCGATTACCCAGCTCTGCACTCCTTGATTGGCGGAACCTACGACGACCCTGGAGATGATTTCCAGGGGGTCCAGTTCCGCGTGCCAAATCTCAATGGTCGTTCATCGGTCGCTCCTGGTGGAAGCTTGGGTGGCTCGCTTGGTGATAAGGGGGGTCGAGCTGATAGCAACGCCCCGTCCCACACTCATGCTGGACCCAGCCACAACCACGATATGAACCACGGTCACGGCGACGGGTTCAGCGTCTCCGCCACCCAGCAAGGGCACACCCACTCAATCAACCACAACCACGGCGCTGCCAACACCAGCAAGGACGGGGGCCACACCCA